AAAGAACAATGGCACCAGTAGAACAAGTAATGAGAGATGCAGCAATAAGCAAAGCTGATGTTGATGAAATTGTTCTTGTTGGTGGTTCTACTAGAATTCCTAAAATTAGAGAACTATTGACATCCTACTTTAATGGAAAAGAATTATGCAACAGTGTAAATCCCGATGAAGCAGTTGCTTATGGTGCAGCAGTTCAAGCTGCTATTTTAAGTGGTCAAAAGGATGAAACTATTGGTGATATTTTATTATTGGATGTAAATCCTTTATCTTTAGGTGTAGAAACCGCAGGAAATATTATGACGGTATTAATTCCCAGAGGGTCAACTATTCCCACCAAAAAAACACAAACCTTCAGTACTGCATCCGATAACCAACCAGGTGTAACTATCTGTGTTTATGAAGGAGAAAGAAAATTAACTAGAGATTGTAATCAATTGGGTAAATTCCAGTTAACAAATATTCCTCCTATGCCTCGTGGTATTCCTCAAATTGAAATCACTTATGAAGTAGATGCAAATGGTATTTTACAAGTATCTGCAGTAGAAAAGAGTACTGGTAAATCAGAAAAAATTACTATTACAAATAGCTCTAATAAATTATCTAAGGAAGATATTGAAAAGATGGTTGCTGAAGCAGAAAAATTTAAGGAAGAAGATGAACTTGTCGCTAAGAAAATAGAAGCAAAAAATAAATTGGAAAGCTATGTATACAATATTAAGTCATCTATCTTAGGTGATGAAAAGATGAAGACCGCTATTGGTTCAGATATTGATACTATACAAACAACTGTTGACGATACTATCAAATGGTTAGATGATTTATCAGAAAGAACAACTGAAGATTATGAAGCAAAGCAAAAAGAAGTTGAGGGAATTATGAGTCCTATAATTCAAAAAGGATATCAATCTAATATGCCTGCCGGAGAATCAGCACCATCTGAACCTAAAGTTGAAGAAGTAGATTAAAAATTATTTTAAAAAAATTTCTAAATATAATTATTATGAATTCCAATAAATCAAAAAAATATATTTGTAAAAAAATAGATAAAGAAACTTTCGAAACAACTGATTATTGTTCACCAGATGCAATAAAACAGGATAATAACTGTTGTACTCCAGTTCAGGAAATTATTAATGGAAAATCTACCACAGTAAATAACTGTATAGATGTTACAGACCATAAACATATTCAAGAATTAAAAATTAAAGATAAATTATATTTTTATTATAATGGACAACCACATTTATTTGAATCTGGTGTAGTTACAGCTTGTCCTGATTTTTATCATCAATGGCCTAATAAAAATATATGTTTAGCAGACTATAACTCAGCTATTACTCAACAATTGTGTGGCAATAAATGGTTTATACCACCAAATATTTGCGGAACAGTAAGTCTTATTGATAATTCAGGTATTAATAAAGGAACACCTGTAAATAATATTTATATAAATCAAGAAAATATTTTAGTTGATAAAATCACTCCTGCTCCGCTTACAATCCCTCCAGGAGAATCACAATTTTCTTTATCAAAAATTCCTACTCCTGTATTAATAGGAGTAGGTTCAGCTGTAAGTATTTTAGTATTAGCTGCTATTTTGTAAAAAATTGATAATTTAATATAATAATTTTTTAATTATTATATTATGTCTAAACCATTAACGATAAAAAGAATATTACAAGAAATTAAAGAACTTCAGGAAAATCCAGTGTGTAATTGCTCCGCTGGACCTTTAGAAGAAAATGATATAACTTTATGGAGAGCTACAATATTTGGTCCTGAAGGAACACCTTATTACGGTGGTGTTTTTTATTTGGAAGTTAAGTTTCCACCAGAATATCCATTTAAACCTCCACTAATAAAATTTATTACTCCTATTTATCATTGTAATATTAATAGAAGTGGGGGTATTTGTTTGGATATTCTCAAAGAAAAACAATGGTCTCCAGCATTAACAATTTCAAAAGTTTTACTATCTATTTGTTCATTAATGGCTGATCCTAATCCTAAAGATCCATTAATGCCAGAAATTGCAGAATTATTTATAAATCATAAAGAAATTCATGATGCAAATGCAAATGAATTCACATTAAAATACGCAAATAAATAATTATTTTTGTTTTAATTCAGTATATTCTAATGCTAAAATTAACATTGCTTGAGTCATATCCCAAACATTTTCTTTAGACTCTGGACTTAATTGTTGATAAATTCCTTGTAATCTAATAATTTCATCTAATGGATTAGATTTAACATAAGCAGCTGCTTCATTGGCTTCTTTAACATGATTATCTGTATTATTAAAATAACTTTCATCTCTATTTAAAATCTTATCTTTCAAAGGAATAGCATAATAAATAAAATTTTGTATTGGCATTAAAGAATTAACTTTAATTATTTTAGTAAAATAATGATGATAACTTGTACCTATAATTGGAGAAACTTGTTTTAAAAAAGATTCTACTAAATCATTAAAAGTTCTGATTTTTTCACCTATGGACATTAATAAAATATGTATAAAAGTTTTTATGTATGTTTTGTTTAAATGATAAAAATTGATAAAAATAATAATTATCAATAATTGTGATATTTTAATGGCTACTTCTAGAAATGATATTCATAATAATAAGAAAAATTTATATTGCAGAGATGCTAGAGCAAATGAAATTATTAGAATCTTAGGGGAATCACCCTTTAAAACAGGTAAAGGATATCACATTAGAGAATGTCCATATGGTACTGAATGTAAGGGAGCTCATAGAAAAGAAGAAATTCAAATATATTCCCATATATATAAATGGAATAATTTAGATAAATCAAAATATGATTTTATAAAAATGTATAATGAAATTTTAGATTCAATTAACAAAGAGAAAAATAAAGCTAGAAGTAATAATGATTTTAAGATAAAATTAGAAAACATAAATAAATTAAACTTTATAGATTTAATTAATTTATGGCACGATTTAGCATGTTTTTACAGAAAATTAGCAAAGAAAATTCCTAAGAAGAACGCAAATTATTCAGAAAGTATGCATATTTCTGGATATACATATTCTGAGGATGTTCCTAAATTCTATTTGTCTGAAGAATTAGAAGACCCTTGTTGGTCTATGGTAAGAACTATTAATATGTGCGCAGTTCATCAAACATTTAAAGAAAATTATTTGAAGAAACAAAAAGTAACCATTTGGGATATTTGTCTAGGTGATAAAAACTGTAAAGAAGGTGTTCATAATATCAATGAACAATTATGTACAGAAGATTTTCTAAATGGTAAATGTACATGTGTTTCAAAAGAAGACTATGATAAAAAAATAAATAGTTTAAATGAAAAAATAAGTTATTATGAAAAAAATAAACCGAATAGTTATCAAAATAAAATAAATAATTTGTTAAATGAAATTTCAAATAATCAAAGAAAAATTCATTATACAGAAGAAGGAATGATTCCTTTCAATATTCAATTAGAAAATTATAAAAAGGAAATAGAAGAAAAAGAAAAAGAACAAAAAATAGAAGAAAATAAAAGTATAGGTAAGGTATTTAAAATTTCTCTAAAACGCAAATAACTTTTTTCTTTATTATTTTAATGCAAGAAAAATCTAAAATTCTGGATTTATTTTATTTCAATTTAAAAGAAATAAAACCAATAATTTTTATTATTGTTAGAATTTCAAATGAGAATGAAGAAAAGTTAGTAGAAGAAAATGTGAACTTTATTTATGAAAGCCTACTTAATAATAATTATGTAGAAGAATCTGATGTTTTAGTTGTAAATTTAATTAAAGAACATCAAGGTAAAATTATTAATTGGATCTTACCTACTGAAAAATCAAATCAAGAATTTTTAAAAAATATAGAAAATAACAAAGAAATATTAAATTCTATTATTTTGACTACTATGAAAAAAGCTAATTGTCATACACTTATTTCTCTATCTACAGAAGAACTTAAAATAAAAGATTGTGATATTGATTTAGGAATGTTTGCTGAAATATACTTTTAATTTTGATTATTTGATGGATCATTATTTTCTGCATCATAATTTATAAAAGAATCATTTAAAGATTCATATATAGATTCATTTAATGATGAATTAATAGAAGCAGTAAATGTTGGTAAATTATTATAAAACAAAATCGATGATGGCATAGTAGAATTAATTGTTGTAGTAGTTATAGGAGGAATAAATAAATTAGATGTTGTGGTTGTTGATAAAGGATTTATATAAATTGGTAATGTTAAAGGTTGAATATTATATATATTTGTTAATGGTGGTAAGTTAATATTTGTATTGGGAAAAAGTAAACTATTATTATATAAATAAGTATTATTTGAAGTATATTGATTTTCTTGATTGGATATATGTTGGCTTTGTTGATTTTCTAATATATCTGGATTTATATTAGTTAATAAATTAGGATGGTAAAATGATATATCATGATTACAATTAGAAATATCATTAATTAAATTTTTATTTACATCTTTAATTAAATTTTTATTTACTTCTTTAATTAAATTTTTATTTACATCTATTATTAATGATTTATAAATTTCATTATTGGATATATTTTTTTTATTCTCGGCAAATATCTGAAATATACCTTTATTATATATATTTTTAAAATCAACTTTATAATTATCAATACATTCATTTTTTAATAAAAAATTATTATATACACTTAAAATTTGAGAGTTATTTATATAATTTACTAAATCAAATTTAAATTCTTCTTGACCCCAATTTATTTTTATTGGATTTGAATAATCAAAACCAAACATTGGTATTAATATTTCTTCGCAAATAAAACTTTCTTCATCATTACATAATAATCCATTTATAGTTAAAAATATTTTATAATTATTTTTCGATACATAAGTTAAGCCTACTCCAACTATATCATCTGGTTTCCAAATATTAGAATATATTTTTGATTTATTATTATTTATGTAATGACCATCATCTGAATGAAAGCCCCATGATTTTTGAGTCCAACCGACTTGGTTTTTATAATAAGTATTAGATGTACCAAATCCTAAAGATAAACATTCATTTTTCCATGCTTTTCTAAATTTTTTATTTAAAATATAAATTTCAAAATAAAAAGTATTTGATAAAATAGGTTTTGTAATTTTATTTTTTGTAATAGGTATCATAAATGGTACAGGATCTTCACCGACTATTGGTAATCTTCTATTTCCAAATAATATTCTATCTCCAGGAGTTCCTGTAAAAAAATAATAATCCTTTCTTCTTTCTACTGAATCTTCTTTATTTAAATTATGAATTATAAATTCATCCGGTAAAGGATAAAATCCCATAATTAAAGATAGTGGTTTTTCAATTTCTAGTTCATTATAATTTTTAAAAAATTTATTAAATTTTTTTTTAAAATATTTCTTAGCTAATTCTTTATCTTTCTGACAAACTAAAAGCAATTCTTTATAATTTAAATCTGGTAGTTCCATTTATTATATTAATATACAATTCTTTAAATATAACTAAATTTAAATCTAAGTATATATAATTAAAAAATAATGTGGATATTAGAATTAATAGGAGGAGGAAGTGATAAACCTCAATGGTCTGTTTTAAGACATAATGGTCCTATGTTTCCTCCAGAATATATACCCCATAAAACACCAATATTAATTAACAATACAGAAATAGAATTACCACCGGAAGCTGAAGAGTTAGCAACTATGTTTGCTAGATATTTAGATACACCCTATATGGAATCTAGTAATTTTAAAAAAAACTTTTGGAAAGATTTTAAACCAACTGTTTCAAAATTAAATATTAATTCGCTAGAAGAAATAGACTTTAGACCATTAAAAAAGTATCTTGAAAAACAAAAAGAAATAAAGTCTTTACTTACTAAAGAACAAAAAGATAAAATTAAAGAAACACAAGATGAATTGGATGAACCTTTTAAAAATTGTATTATAGATGGTGTTCAACAAAAAATTGGTAATTTTAAAATAGAACCACCTGGTATTTTTCTAGGTAGAGGTTCACATCCTAAAATAGGAAGAATAAAAAAAAGAATTAGACCAGAAGATGTAATTATTAATTTAGATAAAGAAGCAAAAATACCAATACCTAATGTTCCAGGAAAATGGGGTGCAGTTGTTCATGAAAGAACTGTAATTTGGTTAGCTACTTGGAAAGAAGAAATAACAGGAAAGAATAAATATATTTTTACATCCTTGGATTCATTTTTTAAATCTAAAAGTGATGAATCTAAATTTGATTTGGCTAGACAATTGAAAAGAAAAATAAATTCAATTCGTGAAAGTTATGAAAATCAATTAAATGATACCGATATTAAGAAAAAACAATTAGCAACTGCATTATATTTTATTGATAATTTAGCGCTTCGTGTAGGAGGGAAAAAAGATACAAAAGATGAAGCTGATACAGTTGGTGTAACATCTTTAAGAATAGAACATTTAACTTTATTAGAAAATAATACTATTAAATTAGATTTTTTAGGAAAAGATTCAGTAAGATATTGTAGAAAGGTTAATGTAATTAAACCTGTTTACAATAATCTTTTAGAGTTTATGAAAGATAAAACTAAAAAAGATGATTTATTTAATTTTATTAATCCAAGTATGCTAAATGAATATTTAGATT